TCATTTTTCTATTTCTTCTTTATCTAGTTTTAACGCTTTTTCCATGTGGTCATCAAATTTTTTAACGACCTGGGCACGCGACTTTTTAGTGACATGTGCATATATACCTAATGTCGTATTAATACTTTTATGACCTAATCGCTCCTGAATATCTTTTGGAGATACTCCGGCTTCAATTAAATTAGTAGTATGGGTATGTCTAAATGTGTGAGGACGAAACTTCTTATCTTCAATTCCTACAGCATTACAAGCAACTCTGAATCGTTTATACACTAATCCTGATTTGTATGGATCGCCGAAATGGTCACAGAATAAAAAGTCTTCATCAATATACTGTTCACCGAAAACTTCTTTAGTCTGTTTACGTTTTGTTATTATACTCTTTAATTCTACAGCAAGCGTATCAGAAAATGAAACAATGCGACTATTGTTATTTTTAGGTGGTATCAGTTTGTGACCACGCTTTTTATCATCAGGATTGAAAAGTGTCTTTGTCACACGTATTTCATTCTTTTCAAAATCTATGTCCTTTATCTTCAAAGCCATGACTTCACCTGGTCGCATACCTGTATAATACATTGTCAGAAAGAATTCGTAGGAATCCTTATATTTATATCGATCTGACTTAAATTCCTCGAATATAGCACGTGTGTCTTCTTTAGAGATTGACTCTTCAAAGAACTCTGTACTTTCCAATTCTTCCACAGTTACAAGTGGTTTAGGGTATTTGCAGTTTAGAGCAGGGTTTACGCTGATTATTCCATTCTTCACCGCATAATCCATGATAAGATTTAACGTTCCTTTAACGCTCTGTGTGTACGCCTTAGAATATATCCTTTTCTCTCCTAACATCATCTCATCGATGACATTCTGACACATCTTATGATTTATCTTCTTTATTTCGATATAATCGAAAAAATCATAGAGTTTCACCAGGTTTTGTTTTCTCGATGTATAGGTACTTATTTTCTCTTTCTTCTTATATTCTTCCATGAATTTTTCGGCGACCTGTCTAAATGAAGGACTGCCATTATTTAATGCACCATATTGCCCGAGCATCGCCATCCGTTTATCATATTCTGCTTCAGCTCTTTTGATGGCTTCACGTTTACTTTTATGACGTCTTGTTATCTGTTGTCTTTTTCCTGTTACGGGGTCGCGTGGAGCTTCTAAGGTAACCTTATACTTACCGTCTTCTAGTTGTTGGATATGCATTGTCTACATCCTTTCTAAACCAATTAATTTATGTGTCTTAGATCTGTTGATTAATAACTCTACACGTTTTGTTGCATGTTCCTGTGATACTTTAAAATAATCCATGATTGATTCAACTGTAAATAAGTTATATTCAACGATTAATCGTTCAGGCATCATGAAGAGTAGTGCGAATTTATCTGCTTCCGTTTCCTGCAAGTAGTTATACGATGGATGCATTTGTTTCGAAACTCCTACGTGCATAAAATAATGGCCAAGTTCATGAGCGAATCTGAACCACATATCTTGCGGTGTTCCGAATTTAATGAATATAACATCACATCCGTCCAACTTCATATAGCAGCTCATTTCGTGATTATATGCAATATGAAGATTATAAATGTGAGCGAGAGCTTCAATACTAAGATCCTCAACTCTCTCGATAATATACGCTGTAATATCATTCACAAGTTCTTCAATTCTCATGTTATCTCCCCCAATTCTAGAATGTATGTTTGATTTTTATTATAAATAAGAACGTATGTTCTATTTATCGTTTTAAAAATAGCCGACCAATAGTATACTAGTGGTCAGCTAGCTTTAATTAATTTATTTCACAAGCATATCCATCTCCATCTCTATCCATTTTAGTGGTATAAGCTGGATGGGTAGAAGGTACTCCTCCTGGATAAACTTGTCTTAATTCAGTACAATTTGCAAAGCTTTCTCCTGCATTAGAAGGTTGTTGTTGTACAAAATTCGATGTTTGGTTGTTTCCGGCAGGTTTAGTGTTCTGTTGATTGTTATTAGTTGAGTTTTGACTAGAGTTATTATCGCTTTCAAAAGCACTATCTAAAGACCAGATACCAAGTTTTTCTGCTTTAGCCTGAGCTTCAGCATTTTTAAGAGTATCTAAATACCTTGTATTAGGAGGATAGACATAGTTAACACTTGCTAATCCTTCTCTAACAAGTATTTCATTGATCATTTGTCCGTCTGCATATACGTAAGCTAAATCTCTGTTATACTTATCGGTTTTTTCTCCAACATCGTATTCTACTTCAATTTTAGATGCATTAGTCAATAATTCTTCAGTTCTAGCAGAAGCTTCTGGACCAAAAGGTTGAACGCCAGTTCTTGGATGTTTGGTTTCAGGAGTATCGATTAGTAAGTATCTAACTTTTTTATCTTGTCCATCTATGTTTAATACACTCGTGTCACCATCTATATGTCTAGTGAATTCTGCTGGGAAACGTGCAACAGTTCCAATTTTACTTTTATCTATCGAAGCTTTATCCGGTTTCTCGGTAGTTGGTTTCTCGGTAGTTGGTTTCTCAGTAGTTGGTTTTTCGGTAGTTGGTTTTTCGGTAGTTGCTTCTTCATTTATCTTTATTTCTTTTTGTTTTTCATTTTCCTTTTTTACTTTATCAGATTGTTTGTTTTCTGATTTAGAAGCTTTTTCTACGACTTCGTTTTGTTCTTTATTTTCTTCCTGACCGCAAGCTGTAAGTATAATACTTATAGATAATGCACTAACTAATAATTTTTTCACTTTTATTCTCTCCTAGTATATAAGTATTATTTTATCTGCAACTCAATAATTTGTTCTTCTGATAAATTCTCTCCGGTTTCATCATCGAAATAAGGCTTTGCTATATACGAAATAGAAGAAAGATCATCAACTTTAGTATCTTTTAGTTCATATACAATTTTACCAGTAGATTTAACTGGACCTTTCATTTCAACAACCAAATCTGAATCAGTTAAAAAACTTGGTTCTACTTGCTCGCCTGAACTTGTCATAAGTTCTGCTTGATCTGCATAATAGTCTGCAGGTGTATTGCCAGTATTCTTTAATGTGACATCAAGAATTACAATTTGTGCATTTTCTCCAGCTTTAGTACTACTAAAATTATACTCATTATCTGGTGTAACTTTAATTTCTCCTAATTCTAAATTGTTGATAGTTAATTCAGCAGGACCAGCTTGGATTACTTTATTAACATTAGTTTTTTTCTTTGATTTGAAATCATCTAACGGATTTAACGAAGAAGTATCTTCATCACTTTCATTATCATCAGTACTTTCTTCCATAGCATTGTCATCTTCTGCTAGTAATTCTAGAGAATCATATTTTATTCCTTCTTTGTCCATAAAAGCTTTTAATTCGACATCATCTATATCTTTAAGTTGAGTTTCCATGTCATTGTTTAGCTCTTCGAATTTTTTATCTCCTTCTTCTTCGGACATTTTCCCGTCATTAACCTTTTTGATGACTTCAGAAGTGGAACTTATAAACTTACCTAATACTTGACCAAATTTAACCATGCTTTCAGATGGTTTTTCATATTTGACAGGTTCTTTGTTATTATCCAAGAACTTTTTGAAATCTTGAGCTGCAGATTCTACTTTATTACCACTTGTTTCAAAAGTTGCTAGAATACCTTGTACATTACCCGACTCTGATGATTGTTTAATATTCATTAGTTCTTTCGAATATACATCGATTGTTTTTTGAAACTCTTTTTTAATTTTCTCATCACTTATGTATTTTTCTTCTTTAGGTTTGCTTGTTGTTTTATTTTCTTGACCGCTTTCTTCTCCGCATCCTGCTAAAAGAATACTGATAGCTAATCCACTTGATAATATTTTTTTCATTTTAATCTCCCATTATTTATATTTTTCAACGCAAGATAGAATTATGTCTTTATGGTTAAGTAAATCGAATGGTTTATCAATATTTATAGTTGTTTTTTCTTCATTATTTAGTACGACTTTACTATTTTTACCTAGATAGGCTCTGGCAATCCATTTCCTTATGTTATTATCTATCAAAATATTAAAATAACTTTGATTGTCTCTGTAATAAACTCTGTCTGCAGGAATGACATCATTTAGAATCACTTTAATTATCGCATAAGTTTCTAACTCTTCTGGGGTTGTGATAATTTCGGGTTCAGATTTTTTAATCGAAGAAACGATTTCTTCTTCAGGAAGATTATCTGATATGTTAATTTTGGGGTTTGCTCCAGTATTATTTAGGGCAGCATTTAACTTATCAGTAACTTTATCTTTTAACATTAAATTAAATGTATGCTTTACTGTTGGATTAAATCTATCAATTACGGCTTTTGTTTTTACACCTTCATATACATGATTAAGGATATGTTTTACGAATTCTTCATTGGGATTTTCTAGCTGTTCATTTAAGTAATTTCGAATCAAGTTCACATATTTAAGCTCATACGCAGAACTTGAAATATTTTCAACATTAAAATTTTCTTTAGTAAACTTAAAAAGCTCTTTTATATGATTTTCTTTCAATTGTAAAATATTAAAAATAAGGAAAGGTTTTGAATCCATTTTATTTGGCTCTTCTAAGTCAGTAAAAAATCTGTATTCAATACCATTTGTTAGTATTCCAAACTTAGAAGTGCTCGTTCCGAAGTATCTGAATAACTGAGAATCATGATTTGTTAATTTTTCATTTATAGATTTACACTCAATTAGTATCACAGGTAGTTCATTATCTATAATTGCATAATCTACTTTTTCCCCTTTTTTTATGCCGACATCTGCAATAAATTCTGGAGTGAATTCTAACGGATTAAACACATCATATCCTAGCGCTTGAAAAAAAGGTAAAACTAATGCAGTCTTTGTTGCTTCTTCTGTATTAACACTGTCTTTTAACTTTTCAACACGATTAGATAACAACTCTAAATTAGATGTAAACTTTTCCATTTAACCATCCCCTTATATTTAATTATAATTTCTTATTTCTCTTAGATCGCTCTACTAAGAAGGCTCCTTGTTCTAGCAGATTCTGGATAATTCTATCTTGTTCTTCTTTCGGTAGTTCATTTAAACCTTCGATATGGTTGAAAAACAAAGATTCAACTTTTACATTGTTTAATTTTTCTCTACCATGTAATGCATCTAAAGAAGTTTCGAATATATCTGCAATTTTCTTTTGAATATTAGCATCAGGAGTTCTTCTATCTTGCTCATAAGAAGCGTATGTTGTTTTTGCTACTCCTAGTTTTTCTGCCATTTGAGTTTGTGTATAACCATACTGCTTTCTTAATTTTTTTATATTCTGAGCAAACATTTATAACACCACCTATACTTCAATTATACGCAATATGCGTACATTAACCATAAAAAAACAGAAAATAGTACAAAATGAGTATTTATTATTGACAAAGTACGCGTTTAGTAATAGTATGTAAGTACGCAATACGTATTACTTGGAGGTGAGAAGATGAACACGTTAAAATCTTTGCGTAAAAAACATAATATTACTCAAGAACAGTTAGCGGATGCTGTAGGACTTGCAACTACAACTATTTCGAGTTACGAGATAGGTCACAGAAACATTACTATTCCAGCTGCTTTAGCGTTAGCTAAATATTTTAATGTAAATTGGACTATTTTTTTTGATGACAAAGTACGCGAAATGTACGATTTAAAACAAAGTGACAACCAGGCAAGCGACCAAACTCACCTGGTATAAACCATCAATTACACGACCAAATGTAATTGTACGGTGTGACCAACACCGTACCTAAAGTATAGACCAAAAGCACGTAAACATAAAAGGACAAAAAGTTTTCGAGATGAAAACTAGAGGAGGAGATTTTTATGAATGAATACACTACTAAAGAATTAGTTGAAGAATTAGTAAAAAGAAAGGGTGTCGAAGAAGTTTTTGCAGAAGTCGAAGATCGTTATGACATAAAAATTGGTGATAGTAGATCATCAGTAACAACCTTCGGACTAGGACCTGCAAGAATATTGATAATTATTGATTAATAGGGTCTATAAGGATGTACACCTTTAATAAAACTTTCTAAGTATGAACCTTTAGAACCGCTATTGAGCAGAGATTCAAATTTAGAACTCGGGACATTTGAATATATGTAAGTTTTACCGTAATGAAAAGTTACAAATAATTCAGACGTTTGTGGATTGTATCCAACGCTTTTGATATTCGAACTAGCTACCGGAATCATATTTACCATTTTATCACCACCTTTCTATATCAAATATATAGAAATATTCATCAAATGTTAACGGAACACAAGTTCCTAAAAGGAGAAAACAATTATGAATACAAGTTTACAAAGACATAGACAAAGAACTCGTAGAACGCAATCACAAGTTGCAGACATGTTACTTACTACTAAACCAAATATCTGCAATATCGAGAAGGGACGTCGTAATATCTCATCTGAAATCTTAATGACAAGTTACGAAAGAAGTGATGATCCAATTCTAATCAAAGAAATGTCATACGAATTCTCAAATGGTTATACGACACCTGCACCGTCAGAAGTAGTATTTGATGACCATAGAATTTGTATTAAAGAGAGGATGCTTAATGAAATACGAGAAGTAATTGATGTTCTCAATCTCTATCGTATTGATAAACGTCCTGAATATTGCAGTCAAGAAGACATTGAGAATGTAAGACGTATCACTAGTGAAACGCAAGATGTGATTTTTGAAGCACAGGCACTAATCGACAAAATCATTGTAGATTACCAATTGAATCCACAAGAATTATCCAAAACAAGAAATCAGCGTTACAAAATGCAACGCAGAATTTAATAACGAATTCGGCATCTGCTTAGATGTTTAAAGAGCGAGAGTAGGCGATGATATGAGCCGCGTCATAATACATCTAAAGATCATTGCGATGACTTAAGCATGTAAGCAGATGCCGAAAGAAAGAGTAGAGGTGAGAGAGATGAAATATTCTGAGGAACAAAAAAAGCAAATTATTAGCGAAATGCAGAAAGTACGAATGAAAAAAGGTCATGGTGTTCAAAAAGTTGCGAACGTAGTAGGTGTTACAGCTACTTATATTTCTAGGTTAATCAATGGTGGTGCGATTCCATCAGATGAAGTATCAGATGCGATTTTAAGATATACGTATGGAAATTACGATGAACTTGAATTGAAAACACCTAAAAAAGATGAATATGAAAGAGGATATGAAGCAGGTTACAAAGATGCGATGAAAAAGTTAGAGAAAATCTTACCACACTTTAAAGAAATAAAAGTGATATTTAAAGAGATTGAAACTGAAATCAGAGGTGATTAAATGTTTGCACCAGAAGTAATTGATAATTTAACAAATGTAATCGCAGAACAGCTTGAGGACAAACTGACAAAGAAATATCATCCAACAGTTTCGAGAGAAGAAGCTATGGATCTTATAGGTTGTAGTGCTGCAGTATTCAATGAAATAAGAAAACGAGATGATTTTCAGTTCGTTCATATTGAAGGAATATCGTCACGTTACAGCACAGAAAACTTAATCGAATGGATTAATAGGGGGAGGAGGAAGTGAGATGAAGTATATAGCGAAGTTATCTTATGCATCACTTTATATGCTTTGTACATTTTTCGCATGCTTAGTGGTGTTATTCCTAGCGCTAGGGTTTCAAATGCAACCAGCACCAAGATTAGGGTTAACGATGATTATTCAACTTTCTTCATTCTTTTTGCTTTCAACTTACAAAGATTTAAAGGAGGTGAGATAGATGAATAATTTGGAACTTAAACTTAAAGTAGAAAAGCAATTATTAGAATTTATCATTGATGAATTAAAAGGTAGTGCTGGTAACCCTGAAATGTTGAGAGCATTAGCAGAGTTATACTCAGCACTTAAAAATTAATCAAATTCAATAAAATCGATGTCAGAACCTTTTGCAATTACAGTTTGACTGCCACTGAAGATATAAGTAGATTCATTCGTCAAATGAAATTCATTTAATTTATCTTCAGTAAGTGTAATAGTTTCATCGTAACCAGGATAAGAGACTGTTTCGAATTTACTGATTGTTGCGTACTTACCAGATTTAAAAGTAATTTTAACTCCCACTATTTTCACCTCCTTTCTTAATCGGATTAACAAAATTATACAGTAAGCGTTTGCAAAATATAACGGAACATCAGTTCTAAAGGAGAAACTATTTTATTCCAACAACATTTATTAAGAAAAGACCAGAAAGGATAATGAAAATGAACACACTAATCAAAATCGTGAATAATTCAGAACTAGGCCCAGTAGTTAGCAGTAGGATCGTTGCTGAAGAATTAAGTAGAAGACATTCGCATGTAATTAGAGATTTAGAGAAAATTTTACTCGACCCAAATGTGGGCTCAGTGATTTTTGAATCTAAATACAAAGATGTAACAGGTAGAACGTTAAAAGAGTATTTGTTAACAAAAGACGGTTTCATCTTATACATGTTCAACATCCAAGGTCACAACGATTTCAAAATGGCATATATCAATAGATTCAATGAAATGGAGAAAGCATTACAAAACAGATTGCCTGGAACATACAAGGAAGCATTGCTTCAATTAGTTGAACAAGTGGAAGAGAACGAGAAATTGCATTTAGAGAACACGATGCAGAAACAACAGATTGGAGAGTTAAAACCGAAAGCGAACTATGTAGACATGATTCTTAAAAGTAAGAGCTTAGTTACTATCGGTCAGATCGCAAAAGATTATGGCATGTCAGCACAAGAGATGAATAAGCTGCTACAACGATTCAAAATTCAATACAAACAATCAGGTCAATGGCTACTTTACTCAAATCATCACGCTAAAGGCTACACACATTCAGAAACAACTGAGATTACGCATAAGGATGGAAGTGTTTCAGTGAGAATGCATACGAAATGGACGCAGAAAGGTCGTTTATTCCTTTACGAATTCTTGAAACGCAGAGATATCATTCCTGTAATTGAATTTGAAAGCGAGGAAACTGCATGAAGTTACCTTACTGTAGGCAAGTAGAGTTCGTTAAAGTTGGAAGAGCATTTTTCACGCTTGATGGGTACTACAGATTGATAAAAGAATACGGACCGCATTGCGATGTTGAGTGGGATTTAGAAAACGACTGCGGAGTTGCTTATTTTACAGAAGTAGTCACTGTAGGAGGTGATGGAAATGCAGGATAACTTATCAGAGCTTGAGTACTTGGAAAGACTGTATTGTAGCGATGAAGAGGATGAAGATAATTTGAATTGGAACTTAAATCATCAAGAAGATGTTTATCGTGATCGAGAGTTTAACACATAAAAAAAGCGCATATCAAGGATACGCGCATCAGAAAATAAGTCTAACTCATTATAGCACATAAAAATTAAGGAGGAAATAATATGGCAGAGGTTTTAAACACAAAGGACATGACTCATGAAGAATGGCTGAAAGCTAGACAAGCAGGTGTCGGTGGAAGTGATGCCGGAACTATTCTTGGAGTGAATAAGTGGAAATCTAAAACGCAGCTATTCTTCGAGAAGGTAAATCCAGAATTAAAGCAACAAGTTGACAACGAGTTTATATATTGGGGGAATGTCCTTGAAGATGTTGTAGCTAAAGAATTTGAAACAAGGACAGGTAAGAAAGTCAGAAAAAACAACAAAATGTTAAGACATCCTGAACATGAATTTATGTTAGCAAATCTAGATAGAGTAATAGTAGGAGAAAAGGCATTGCTCGAATGTAAGACTACTTCGCAATACAATATCGATCAATGGAAGGATGACGAGATACCAGCATCGTATCTTTGTCAGATTCAGCACTACATGGCAGTTACAGGATACGAAAAAGCATATATCGCAGTTTTATGTGGTGGTAATCAGTTCATTTGGAAGGAAGTGCCACGTGATGATGAATTGATTGAAATCATTATCAATGCTGAAAAGGACTTCTGGTATAACAACGTTCTTGCAGGTCTTATTCCTGAAATAGATGGAAGTGATGCAACTAAAGATTTCTTGAATCATATGTATAAAGATATCGATGAAACCGAAGTTCAGTTAAGTGATGATGTCGAAACATTATTAACTGCATTAGAACAAGTTAAGCAAGAAGAAAAGGAACTTAAAGAACTTAAAACGCAGTATGAAAACAAAATAAAGCACATATTAGGCAACAACTTAGCAGGTAAAACAAGTGGATATCAGATTACCTGGAAACCACAAGTAAGAAAGACTTTGGATACTAAGAAGATTCGAGAAATTTATGGAGAACAGTTAGACCCTTATTACAAAGAAACAGAAACTAGAGTATTAAAAATCAAACAAATCAAAGGAGCGTAATAATTATGGCAACTACTGAAACATTAAAACAACAGGTACAAACTACACAACAAAATCAAGTGGCAAATCAACAGAAACCTCAGACGATTGAAGATTACATGAAGAAGATGGCACCGGCAATGGCACAAGCGTTACCAAAGCATATGGATATTGATCGTTTAACACGTTTAGCAATGACTACAATCAGAACGACTCCTGCATTAAAAGATGCAGATGTAGGAAGTCTACTTGGAGCAGTGATGCAAGCAGCACAACTTGGACTAGAGCCTGGATTGATGGGTCATTGCTACTTACTACCTTTCAACAATAAAAATAAAGGCATTAAAGAAGTTCAGTTCATTATCGGATATAAAGGCATGATTGATCTAGCACGAAGAAGCGGTCATATCAAATCAATCTATGCACATGCAGTATATAGCAACGATGAATTTGATTATGAACTAGGATTAGAAAGCAAGTTAGTCCACAAACCGACTATGAACGCAGACAAAGGTGAGTTCGTTGGAGCTTATGCAGTTGCACATTTTAAAGATGGAGGATATCAGTTCGAATTTATGAGTAAAGCAGACATTGAAAAGCGTAAAGGTAGAAGTAAAGCTGCTAACTCTAAATTCAGTCCTTGGACATCAGATTATGAAGAGATGGCCAAGAAAACTGTTGTTCGTCATATGTGGAAGTATTTGCCGATCAGCGTTGAAGTGCAGCAACAAGTTGCTTATGACGAAGGTACAGGTAAGGATATCAGCAAGATTAAAGACGTCACACCTGATGACACAATGCTTGAAGCACCAGACTACGAATTGCTGGATATCACAGATGAAAATACGGAGGGGTAAGACCCTCCATTCTTTTAGAAAGGAGTAAAGAAAATGGAGATGAAAGACAATTTATCTAAAAATCTGAAACTATTGATGGAACAAAGTAAAACAACTCAAACAGCGATAGTGGAGAAAACAGGGTTAAATAGACCAACTTTAAAACTCATTTTAGACAACAAGCATCAAAACATTAAGTTCAGTACTATCGAAGGAATTGCTAACTATTTTCACATTAGACCAATCATGCTTTTTGAGGAACTTAAAGTGATAGAAGTGAATGGAAAGAAGCAAATAATTACGGTAGGACAATATGAAGAAATTGAACTGTATTTACATCGGATTCAATTAAGTTCGGAGGTAAAACATGGCTAAGACAAAAAGGTATTTTTGGTTGAAACTAAAAGAAGACTTTTTCAATCAAAAAGAAATAAAACTGCTGAGAAAGATTGCTGGGGGAGATACCTACACAATCATATATCTTAAGTTATTATTGCTCAGCTTAAAAAATGACGGAAAAATTTACTTTGACGGTTTGACAGATGAATTTTCTGAAGAAGTCGCTTTAGAGATTGATGAATCAGTTGAGAATGTACAGGTAACTATGCAGTTCTTACAAAAGAAAGGCTTAATCGCTTTTGATACAGAACATCAAGATGAATTCGAACTTACTAATATAGCTTCAATGATAGGTAGTGAGACAGAAGAAGCCCGTAGAAAAAGGAAGCAAAGACAACGACAAAGTAACAAAATAGGACAAAGTCGGGACAATGTCCCATCTCTGTCACACTTAGGTCACACAGAGATAGAGAAAGAGATAGATTTAGAGAAAGAGAAGACTGAGAGAGAAACAACTCGTCCTTCGTCATTCGATATCTTCGAAAATGGTGGTTATGGCTACCTGGATCCAATAACAATGCAGAAGTTATTTGCATGGATAGATGACTTCGGAGATGAAGGTGATTCTATCGTCAGCAAGGCATTAGATGTAGGTATTGAAGCGGGCATTAAAAACTATAAATATGTGAATGGCATATTAAGAAACTGGCATAACAAGGGATTTAAGACAACAGCTGAAATAGATGCTAATGAAATTGCTAGACAGACTAAAGATAACAATCAAGTTAAACCTAATGTGCAGACGACAAAACGCTCACCTGAAGAAATCGCAAGGCTTAAGGAACGTAACGAAAGAAACATGAGACAGATGTTAGGCGGTGAAGATGTTGAAATCATTACTGAATAGTGAACTTATGAAAGCAGTAGCAAATCGAGGTATCCCAGAAATTGAAGAGGAAACATGTGATAAATGCGGTACAAAGAACACATATAAAATAAATGATGATGGAACACGTGAGCTAGTAATCAAATGTGACTGTCATCTTAGAGAGTTAGTGAGAGCAGATAAGAAACGAATGCAGCAAAGAAAGATTAACTATTACTTCAATCAGTCGTTGATTAATCCGGATCTGAAAAAGGCGTCATTCAAGAATAATAACATTGATCTCGAAAAAGCAAGTCCTGAAATATATAACGCCTATAAAGTAGCATCTAACTTCTGTAAAGAGTTCAGTAAACAAAATCCTAAAACCATCGTTATTCAGGGTGATACAGGAACAGGTAAGTCATTCCTAGCATTTTCAATAGCAAGATACTTGAAAGACAAAGGTAATACAGTGCTTTTCATCGATAATGTTGAACTTTTATCACTCATCAAAGCATCGTTTAACAAAAAGAATGATGATACAGAAGAAAAAATCATGCGATTAGTTAGTGAAGTTGATTTATTAGTCCTGGATGATGTCGGTGCAAACAAGCAGACGGATTGGGCATGTGAGAAGTTGTATGAGATTACGAACAAGCGCCAAGGCTTGAATACAATCTATACAACGAACTTAGACATCATTAATGAAATGCCATCAGATTTTATGCTGAAACGTGCTTATTCAAGAATATGCAATGGTGCAACGTTTTTAACGCTAGATGGTGCAGACCGAAGGATGCAATAAACATAAAAAAGGAGAAGTGGAACGAATGACATTTAATATCGATGAAACAATTAAGAAGATTAATCAGACTGTAGCAGAAAGGAAAGTACCTGTTCAGGTTGAGATAAAGAAATCCTGCAAACCACAATGGGATTTTGAGCAGTTAGAACAAATTAAAGATCAACAAAAAGAACAAGCAAAGCAAGAACGAATCCAGGAATACGCAAAGTTGCTTTACGATGAAAACTTCGTAGTTGTATCAAACGAAAGATTGCAGGAATTGAAAATGAAAGAACGTATGCTAAGTAAAATATCCGGCGGCATGGTTTCTGTATTAGAAGATATTACGGAGGTGATCAAGCATGACTAAAGAACAAATAATGAGACGACTTAACTGTACAGAAAAATATGCGCAACGAATGATTGACTGGGCAACAAATGAATTAGAGTTACGAGTTCTGGTAGCACAAAAGGACCATGAGTTACAAACTCGAAAGGGGATAGAGGAATATGGACCAACAGAAACTGCGACAGCTTAAGACTAAAGTTAAGGAATTAAAAGTACAGGTCGTTATTGCTAGACATAACGTGAGAGCATCAGAGGAAGATGTCAACAGAGGGCAGTTTCTTGATTTTGCAGATTCAATGATTAAACAAATTAATGAAATGATGGAGGAAATGAAATGAGACGAATCAGAGTGATATTAGAAGGTAGATGGATTGTAGACAGTATTTTGCCAGAAGACGAAGTAGAACCTGTAGTAGATGCATGTAAGAAAGGTATGCGAGAAGGTGTAACCTGTTTGTTATTTGATATAAACAAATACATCAACCCATCAAAAATTGTAGCTATTGAAGTTAATGAGGTGCCAGATGATAAATAGTGAAATATGGAAGGATATACCTGGTTTCGAGGGTTTGTACCAGGTCAGTAATAAAGGGAGAGTTAGGAGTTATGACAGGTATACCAGAATAAAGTGCGACAGCAAAAGGCTGTTAAAAGGTAGAGTTATGGCACTTTCTAATACTTCAACTGGTTATAAAAAAATTGCATTGGTAGACAAAAGTGGAAAGAAGAAAGAATACAAGGTTCACAGACTAGTATTATTAGCATTCGTAGGGAAAAGTGATCTAGAAGTAAATCACAAAGATTTCAATCCAATTAACAACGAATTGTCTAACTTAGAATACTGTACTTCTAAAGAGAATATAAACCATTCCTATGAGTATGGCGAAAGAATTTCAGCGAGGAAGTTTAAAAAACAAATCATTGAAGATTATAAGAATGGATTAAGTTCAACAGAAGTTGCTAAAAAGTATGGCGCCTGTTGGAAAACAGTAAATAAATACCTTTTAGAAGAAGGGATAAACAAAAGACCGAATAGATTATATAAACCACATATTAAGACTGAAACAATTTTAAAACTCAAACAGGACGGATTAACGCATAAGGAGATCAGTAAAAGATTAGATATATCTCTTGCAACAATAAAGAGAAGATTAAAAATTTATAGAGAAAGCAAGGTGGTATCGTGACTAATTACGCAATTTTAATTGGTAATATCGCAACGGATTTAGAATTGAAACAAGCAGGAAACAATTCAGTATTAAGATTTAATTTAGCTGTTAAGAATCCATTTAAAAAAGATGATACTAACTTCATTCCTGTTGAAGCATGGAATAAACAAGCGCAGGTCATTGTTGATTATTGTCGCAAAGGTAGCAAGTTGGCAGTAGAAGGTAGTATCAAGATTGATCAATGGCAAGATGATGCAGGTAACAAGAAGTCATTTACAAAAGTAATTGTTAATCGTATCGAACTAATTGAACCAAAGAATAGCCAAAATCAACAAAATAACGGTGTACAACAAGCGAATCATACTCAGACGAACAACAATAACCAAAATAACCAAAACGTCAACAGAGGGCAAAATAACGCAAATAACGGATACTCGCAACAGCATAAAAATCCATTTGCTAATTCATCAGGCCCAATCGATATCCAGGATGATGATTTGCCCTTCTAATTTAACGTATTAAAGGAGTGATTCAAATGTCAAAATCAGAAGTCTATTACTTGAATTCAGATGTTGCAAAGCACTTTGATCAGCACTTTAAAGAAACAGGATTCTATTCAGAAGAATATGCAATCCAGGAGTACCTATCGACCAAAGGTATTAAGGGATATGTCACACTCATGACCAGAGAAAAAGGTGGCATAAAAGTAAAGATGTGCATCGATAGAGATGATAAGACCAGCAACAAGTTTAATGTTAATCAACTCAATCACAATATAAACCATGAATTATATGACCAAGGAGTGAACTTATGAGTTTGCTAAAGAGATTCAAACTTTATGACCAGAAGAAAGAATGGACAGTTACAGTAATTCCGCTAAGTGGACGTGACGGTTACAGACTTATTGGAATAGGAATTTTGAAACATGTACAAAAAGAAGTTACATCAGATGAACTACAGGAGTTTATCAATGTCCATAACTTGATGAGAGAAGAAGAGTTAGGACAAATTGATATCTTTCAGATTTTATGAAAATAAAAAAGATTAGATGTGAGTTATTCGAATACGAGGTCGGCATCGATGATGTCACTCGTATCGAATTAACAGATCATGGTTCAGATAAAACAATTATTTATAAAGTCGTGAAAGAAACTAAAGAAGAAACATACGCAGGTATGACAATGCCACATGAAGTTGAATATGAGTAAGGGGAGATACTTATGAAAGCTACACCGATGGGCCAGTACTGGATAGATAACAAACACCGTTCAAAGGTTAGTTACAACGCTTATAGAGAGCGAGTAGTCAAAAGAGGTATGACGTTTGAAGAAGCGATAACAAGTCCTAAAGAAAGATTTAACAATACTTCTGATGAATACAAGAAGTGGAGCGATATAGCAGTTGAGAATGGCATCAACAAGAATATATTCTGGCACCGTCATTTCACTTTCAAATGGTCGCTGAAAAAAGCAGCAACCACACCGATACGAAAGAGAAAAGTGGTGGATAGCGGTAGACAGACTGTTATTCGAATGATTGAAGCAGGTGCACCTATTCCGAAGAAATACATTGAGCGTTATCCGGATCTATTTAACGCTAGGACAGGAGCCTGATTATGCAGTATGGAAATGTGAATATTGGTGCAAAAGTCAGATGGATTAGAAAACATAAAAGAATGTCACAACGTGAATTTGCTGAATCTATAGGAATATCTAAGAGTTATCTCGGCGATATCGAACTTAATAGAAAACGACACTTTACAGATACATTGAACAGTTTATGTAAGAAATTAAATATGACAATCGATGAACTGATAAACATCGATGAGAATGGAGAGATTTAATTATGGCAAAGACATTAAAAGGTTTAGTGATAACAGAGGTTGATCAAATCATTCATGAAACGAAATCGCTGAAAGAAGCAGCAACTAAAATTGGTGTGGCATATCAAACGTTACTGCAATTCAGAAGTGAAAATATGAAAGAATTCAAAAAGTTAAAGGCAGAAAGAGAGCAAGGACTTATTGTTGATGAAGTGCCAGTAGTTAAGACGAAACCTTTAGGAAAAAAGAAAGAGAAGTTAATTGATTCAGAAGTCTTTAAGAGTGTTAAAGAAAAAGTGCAAAAAGGAGCAAGCACTATTCCTGTTAATGATGTGATTGAGAAAGCAGAACATCAAAAGATTGTTGACGATTTAAAAATGAAATTATCGTTAGTCACTGATGATAGAGATAAGCACAAAGAAGAAGTCACTAAATTGAATGCAGAACGCAATGACTTTATGAATAAAATTAAGGAACTTGAAGTAACCATTACGAAAAAAGATGAAGAACTACAGTTAAAAGATTTAAATATCAAAGCTAAGGAACGTGACATTAAATCATTACAACATTCTTATGATCGTTTAGATAAAAAGAGTGCAGACGCATTAAAGATGAACGATAGATTCTTAACATCGAAATATGAGAAAGAGTTAAATCAACACAAACGCACGATTGAAGTATCAGCTGAAGCGAACAAGAATTTGAAAGAATCGTTACAACGAGCGAACAATCTTATCAAAGAGTACCAGGATAAAGAGACAGAGTTAGTTACAAGCTATGAAAAGCAGTTAGAAGAGAAACAAAATACTATACAAAAGCTAGAAACTGATTTTGAAACGTTGGAAAAATCATATGAAGCATTGATGTCGAAAGATGATAATGTTTCAAATGCGAAATGGGAAAAAGGTCCTCGTTTAACTCTCAATATTGATAGAAATAAATTAATCCAATCTCAATTATTAAGCGAGATTGAAAATAAAGAACTGGCTATAAAAAACATCAATCCACCATCACAAAAAAACATCAATCCACCATCACATTATGCTCCAAATGGATTAGGTACAGATGTCATCGGATTCCTGGAATCTCAATTCAGCTACGAAGCGTATAAAGGTTTCATGATTGGTAACATCATCAAATATGCGACAAGAACAGGTCGTAAGGATGAAGAAATCAATGAACTTAAGAAGATTGTGGATTATGCAGACAGAATAATCAGCTTCTTAGAACGTGATAACAAAGTCGCTGATGCGAGATGATTAAGTTCTTAAGTTATAGCAAGTGGAGACAACTCTTCAATCATTACATGCGAAATAATTGGGAGACTGATAGTACTGATAACCATTTCGGTACTATCTACTTCTCAGTTGATGCTGACGAAGAAAAGGGAGATACCTATGTCGCATTAGATGTTGGATCAGAAGTCTATGTTGAGGAATTCGATTCAATGAACGACATGGAACGATTTTATAAGAATAAAGCTGATTACGTACCTGGGTTGCAGGTAACTATATTTGATTACTGAGGTGCTGCATGGATAAGTATAGAGACATGACTGTAGAACATGGGACAGGATTAAGAAAGCAGCACACGAACTATGGATTTAAAGGCTCAGTTAATGAGTTCCTGGAATCAATTAGAAAATATAATTGTCCTTTTATTCAAGTGTTTGAAAGGATAGACGGAGAGTTAGTGCTGCTATGGTCTAAAGATAATAAAGGAATGCTACAGCAGGGAGAACAGATGGAGTTGTTTTAAAGGAGTGATCCAGATGTACGAAGATACGCTATACGGTGGTTTCTACACAGTCACAGGTAAATGCAAGAAATACATTCATGTCGCTGGTACAGATGAGAAGGATAATGTTGTGAGTGGTAAAGTGCCGAAGAGTGAGTTTTATAAGTGGTATAAGAGAGTGGAGGATGGCGAATGACGTCCGTTAAACGTCCGATTGAACGGACGATAAAATAAAAGTTTTATTGAGGAGGAAAAGTGATTATGAACATGAAAAAATGGAACGACTTAACGAAAGATGAGCTATTCGATGAAATGAAAGAATTTTTAGAAGTATTTATTCAAGATAGAGAAGAAGAACTTGAATATTATTCAAAACAACCTAATGTCGAAGGTGAATTACATGCTTATGAATCAACACTGGAATATTTAAATGAATTTAAAGAAATTTAGAATAAAATTATCACGAAAGGAGAGAGGGATATGGGAACAATACTTGAATGGGCGCTTGCGATTAGTTTGGTTCTAATTGTATCGACTGCGTGTCTTTGTGCAATTGCTTATATAACAAATAAATATGGAGAACATAAAAGGAGCGTGGGCTGAATGTTTGATTTTTTTATAACCAGGATTTAGAGGAAGTACTGCGAATCAATGGTATTCGTTCGTATGGCATGATGTTTGATGGTTCATTCCATCATTCGAAGGTGTTTTTTAATCCAACGTGGATAGACAAAATTAGATGCAGACTAAATCACAAGGAGGAAATGAGAGATGGAAACAATAGAACTCATAATAGACAAGAATCAAATCGAAGCAATTCTTAATGGTGAGCGTATCGAACAAGAGGTTGACGGTATTAAATACGTCATTCGACAAAGCTACTTACAACCTATGGCAATGCCATTGGTTAATAGACCGATTAAAGCAGTAAACACTGAACATAATACAGTTGTGAACAAACGATATTTTAATCATCTAATGAGCGATTCATTTAGTAGATAACTCACGAAAGGAGAGAGGGATTGTGGATTATGAAAAGATGTGGAATGAGTTGAAGGATTTTGTTAGCGAAGAATATCGTAAAACTTCAAGTATGCAAGAAATTTACGCATATTACGAGGTTATCAAAGAGATCGAACGACTAGAAAAGGAGAATGAGGAATGAAAATTAAACAAGAGAGACAGGTAAGGTTTGATGAATTAATTAAGTATGTGTGGGATAAAAGAATAGTAGAAATGAACTTTAAAAGCAAAAAAGGTGTTAGCGTTTATGTTCACTCTGATGGAGATATTGATGTTAACGAAGTGAGATACATTAGTAAAGATGACCTTTTCACCATAACAGAAGAAGTTGAGATTGATTATGATACTAGACTAGATTTAATTGCAATTAGAAAAGTAGGTACAGTATCAAGATTCGAAAACAGAAGTATTCAAGGCGTTTTAGTTCATTTCGAGGGTGAAGTAGATTATATATATTTCCAAAACCCAGACGGTTCTATTGGAGATTTAATTTGGTCAAAGGAGCGTGGTTTGGTTGATTAAGGTGGGGGATAAGATTACGTCAAAACAAACTGGAATCACTTATACAGTAAAAGATATTGATAATAAAGTTATTTGGGTAAATGGTGGAGGTTATTTATTAACAGATGATTTAGATAAATTTGAAACACCTTATGAATCACCCGACTACAAACAACTTTACGAACAACAAAAACAACGTGCTGATGAACTAGAAAAGCGATGGAGTAAGTTGGTAGATGTTCTGAACAAAAAGTATGAGTATTACAAAGTTAGAGCTGATGATGAAAGTGCAGGACCTATTGAACAAGGTAAGTGGAAAATTGCCAAACATGAATTGATGATGGTCCTAAAAATTATGACTGATTTGAAACGAGGCGAAACTGAATGAAAACTATATACTCACATAGCGACTGGAATGTAATTGATCCGCAGAATCAGATTGTTGAATCATTTTCAAACAAACAATGTGCTAAGGACTACCTAAAAGCATTAGAAGTACCATACAAAGAATTTTACAAAGTAAAAGAACATAAAGTGATGAGAAGAGAGGGATAAGTAATGATTAAAATGAAAACGGAGTTAATAAAACAATGGGCAATAGACCGTAATTTAAACACAGCTGATCCGAATAAGCAGATGTTGAAATTAGTAGAAGAATTTGGGGAGCTAGGAGAAGGGATGGCAAAGGGTAAACCTGAACTTATCAAAGATGCATTAGGCGATATGTACGTGGTTATGACTATACTCGCAATGCAAATGGATATTGATATAAACGAGTGTATCGATATAGCTTACAACGAGATAAAAGATAGAAAAGGCAAAATGATTGATGGCGTGTTTGTGAAAGAATCTGATTTGTAGCAGGAGGGAATCAAATGGAAATCATTTTATTAATACTGATAGCGTACTCGCTCATAACGTTTCATGAGCGACACCTATATAAACAACGTATCAATGACTTAGAAATTGAACGCAATCATTACAAGTACTTGTACAACGAACGCAAAAAGGATTTGCAGATTGTAAAAGAACGAATGATGGGTGAGTAGTGGAGGTAGAAATGCAAAAGAAAACAAGTCAACGTAATAGAGGTAAATACCTCGAGACATTAATCGAACGATCCAATATTCAATACGATTTAAAAGGTATAGCGACAATCAATAAGATTCCAACACCTATGACACATAGGAGCAGGAACGGAAAGATATTTGATGCTAGGTATACCAAAAATCAACAGTCGACTTTATTGGCATTTATAACGGAAAGTTTATCGCATTCGATACAAAGCAGACATCACTGACCAATCTGCCATTCAAGAATATAGAACAGCACCAGATCGAGTACTTGACCAAGACTCATCAAAAGGGTGGCATTTGCTTCATTCTTATCTTATTTACGAAGTTTAACGAGTTATATAGATTAGACATCCAAGAACTAAAGGAGCTCAAGGAAACGTTAAATAGAGCCAGTATTCCATATACCTGGTTTAAAGAAAATAAAAGACCAATCACAAGCAATAACGGAATCATCTACAACTACTTATAAAGGGGAACAATAAACCATGACTTATACGACCGAACAGATTAAAGATATCATCAATAATTATCCGATTTATATCAAAAGAATATTCGAATTAAAAAGAAGTTATTATGAAAATATTATGGGTGGTAATACAGCGTTATATGGCATTGAAGCAACGCTGCCAAAAGGTAATGGAAGTAATTCTGATCCAGTATTTAACGAGATTAATCGAATTCTTAAGACGGATAAGACAATTATAAGGCTTGAGAACAAAGTGAAATACATTCAAAATAGATGGGACAGAGTAATCGATGAAAGAATGGCAATCGTATTATCAGACAAACTATCAGGATATACAATATACGATTCAGCTGAAAAACTTGATTGCTCTCCTCAAAGAATCAGTCAGATTTTTAATGAAATTGCAGAACTATTGAAAGACTAAGTTATCCACAAATTTACTTTACTTATTTTCAAGATTATGAAAGGTTATAAAAATTCTCTATAATGGGAGGTAGGTCGGAGCGTAGTACACTACAATCATTCAAAAACTTGTTTTTGTACCTCGCACTGCACGAACCTAGCGGTTCTTCGTTTACTTTGCCATGAGTAATCTCCTTTCAAAGAATATGTGTGAAAACCATCTAGTAATTTCTAGGTGGTTTTTGTATTATTAATGTATACATGTAAAGGGGATGAAGATGATGAACGATAATATAAAAGGAAGTTATCAGGTATATGTATATGGTGATAATAAACCGATTGATGCAAATTTAATACCTATGAAGATATTAGAGAATGAGTTTCGTGTTACTCCATTGCAAAGTGGTTTAGGAATTGATTACGATGAATATAAGCGAGATTCATTATTATTTTGGATTGAGGACATGATGTACACTTATCCAAACGATAAAATATACGTAAAATTTTACGAAATAACTACAACTAAAAATTTAAGACGAGATGTAGAATATTGTGTAGAAAATTTTGATATAAACAAATTAAGTTTTAAGTTAGTATGACGCACACTCACTTATGTGGGTGTTTTTTAATGCAATAAAATAAATAGAGTTTAGTAACGTAAAGGTTGTGAGATATGAGATGAACGAGATTGAAGTTGTTGATGATGCATGAGTACAAATTGGGACGCAGTAAAAGAAGATTATGACACAGGTAAGTTTAAGCTTAAGGATTTAGCTGAAAAGCACGACATTAAACTTGGTACATTGAAATCTAAAATTAGTCGTGAAGGGTGGAATAAGGTTGCAACCAAGAAAAAGGATGCAACCAAGAAAGTTGCGAAAAAGAAGCATCCACAAGATACAACAGATATAAGAAGAAAGAGTGGCAATCCTAATCCGCTCAATCAGTTCACAGAACGGAACAACTTTGCTGTGAAGCATGGATTACTGAGTAGGTACATTCCTAAAGAGACGATGGAGCTTATGGGCATAGCTGATTCAATGGATGCAGCAGATATTATATGGGCTCAGATACAAATACAGTTTGCGGCAATAATAAGAGCACAAAAAGTAATGTGGGTAGAAGATGCTAACGATCATACGAGTGGAACAACTGGTGTAAGCATGGATGGTGAATCTATGAAAGTTGCATTCGCTTATGAAAAGTATGCATCTTTTTTAAGTGCACAATCACGAGCAATGGCTGAACTAAGGAGTGCATTGAAACAATTCTTATTACATGCAGCAGATGATGATTATCGTAAGTTGCAAGTTGCAGTTATGCAGGAACAATTAACGCAGATTAAGCAACAGAATGAGAATGGAGCACAATCTGATAAACCATTAGAAATCTTAATCACAAGAAAAGAGGGACGAGAATGACAGAAGCTGTTCAGTTGAATAAAGAAGTTAATCCTCGCTTTGAAGAGTTCTTGTTTGATTGGAATCAGAAGTTTCAATTTCTTGTTGGTGGTTATGGTAGCAGTAAATCATATCATGTTGCATTAAAGATCATTCTTAAATTGATATCTGAGAAGAGGAAAGTGTTAGTTGTTCGTGAAGTATTTGAGACTATTAGAGATTCATGTTTCTCGCTCTTTGAAGAGATAATATATGACTTAGAACTGAATACAAAAGGTGTAAGACTTACTACAAGTCCTATGAAGATAACATTTCCGAATGGAAGTCAGATTATTTTCAAAGGAATGGATAAGCCAGGTAAATTGAAATCGATTAATGACATCTCGCTGATTTGGTTAGAAGAGTGTTCAGAGATAAAGTATGCAGGATTTAAAGAGTTGATTGGTCGTTTAAGACATCCGCGATTAAGAAACTACATGATATTGTCTACGAATCCAGTGAGTAAAAGTAATTGGACATATCTTCATTTTTTTATCAACAAAGATGCGAAAGTAATAAAGTTAGATGATTACCGTTTATACAAAGAAAAGACAATCGTTTTAGGGGACACGTACTATCATCATTCAACAGCTGATGATAACTACTTTTTACCTGATGATTATATTGCACAGCTTGATGACATGAAGAACTATGATATTGATCTGCATCGAGTTGCTAGACTAGGACAATTCGGAGCAAATGGTAAGAAGGTATTACCTCAATTCGAAGTCATGGCGCATGATGAAGTAATGAAAGTAGTAAACAGAACTAGTGCAAGATTATTAAAGAACGGTCTCGACTTTGGTTTTGTTACTTCATTCAACGCATTATCACGAATGGCCATAGATGAAAAGAATATGTGGTTATACATTTATGATGAAGTCTATACGAAAGAGCAAGATGATGAAGAACTGTACCAGGAGTTAGCTTATCTAGGCAGAACGCTAATTAAAGCTGACCATGAAGACAGCACAATCAAATATCTAAACAAAAAAGGTATGAATCTAAGAAAAGCTAAGAAGTATGCCGGTTCACGTGCCGAATACACAAAGAAGGTGAAACGGTTCAAACGTATTATATGCTCAGATAAATGTGTAAATCATATCGATGAGCTACAAGATTTAACATATAAGACTAACAATAACGATGAAATCATCGAGGATCAGTTCAATATTGACCCGCATACATTCTCGGCTATGTGGTACGGACTTGATGATTATGATGTAGCAGTTCCTAAAGGCGACTATATTAGACAACAAAGTGCATGGTAAAGGAGGGCGACAATGAACGAGTGGAAGAGGTTTGATAAAGACTTTATAAAGAAAAAGCATGATGACATGTATTTCTATCGTGATTTATACGATGGTAAACATGCAAATATCTTTCCGAGAGCTAAAGAGTTAATCAGTAAAGGCGAGATAATAGATATTCTACAATATGGAGAGTACAACGCTAAGAATGTAATGACACCGTACTTGATGTTAAACATCTGTAAAATTATCGTTGATACACCTTCGCTGTTAATCAGTCGTGGCATTGGTAAAGTTAAGACTAACTTCCCGAATAAGGAAGAGTTAGCGAATGATACAACGACAGAAGAAGCGAAAATGATTGAGGGAACAGTTGATAATTCATACAACAGTGAAGTCATTGACTTGCAGCAAGAGACGATAGACCAGATTGTTAAGAACTCAAAGATTGATCATAAGATGAACATCACTCAATTATTAGTTGATGGAGGAATCGTAGCGGTACCTTCTATGATTAATGGACAGTTAAAGTTGATGTTCAAGGAGCGTAATGTTTATTATCCTCATGATGATGGGCATGGATATGATTTAGTATATGAGTTACCTCAAACTGAAGAAGAGAAAGAATCAGGTATTGATTACGTCCATATCTATACTGAACGTGAAGATGAGGATAGACTTCTTATACTTCATAAGTTATTCAGAAGAAATGGTGAATCTCAACTTGAAGAGGTAGAAGATTTATCTTTCATTCAAGAAAAAATAGGTATCGAACAGTTATATCAAGAGTTTGAAGGTCGTAAACGTTCGTTTATAGCTTATCTTGCGAATAATGCAACGTTCTATAATAAGCTAGGTTCATCTGAACTTAAAGGGCTTGCAGGACGACAAGATGAAGTGAACTGGACCTTAACAAGAGCATCACAGACATTTGAACGCAATGGTAAACCTCGTATCAGTATTACAAGAGAAACAATGGATACACTTCGAGCGATTGCAGCTGATAGATATGGCGATGAAAACAAGATTGATCATCGTGATTTAGAGATACAAGAAATCGGTGAGAATGGTCAAGTCATGCAGATACATCAGATTGATGTCGATAAGATAGGTGATATGGCTTATCTTAAAGACATTATCAGAGGGATGTTAGCAGAAACGCAGACATCACAAGCAGCAATGGAATTTGTAAGGACAGACACTGCAAGTCCACAGTCTGGTGTAGCAAAATTCTATGACTTACTTATCTCATTGATGAAAGCAGAACAAATCAGAAATGATTATGTTGAATTCCTTAAGACGTTATTCGAAAGTGCCTTATGGTTAGCGAATAAAGAGAACGACAGCATCATCATTGAAGAGCCTAACATCACAGTACAAGCGATGATTCCGGTACCTGAAAAAGAAGTCACTGATGCGAATATTGCGAAGTACAATGCTAAAGTACAATCTCTAGAAGAGACGGTGAGACTGAACAATCCTGATAAGACAGATGAATGGGTGTATGAAGAAGTTGAACGTATTAAATCTGAATCGACATCTCAAGATAGTATGAGCGTATTGAATGGCAATAATACGTTGAATAACTTCTTAAACAATAGACAACCTGATGGAACGCCACTCGATGAACTAGGAAATCCAATCAAGGAGTGATTAGATGAACGCTGAACAACTAACATTGCTGATTGATGAATTGAAGAAGCATATAGTATCACTCCTGCATAATACTGATCATTTAAAAGATAGTGATGTACAAAAAACATTACTGACAATCAATAAAATATTCGATGAACTAGGGCTTACTGTTCAAGAGGTGTTACCTGTTGAATTAGCGAAGTCCTATTTTATTGCGATTGATGAAGCTACAGAAGATTTACAAGAGCTAGGCATACAGTTGAATGGTCGAGCAATTGTCGATGGAGTTGTACAAACGGAATTTAAGAAACAAGCTAACGTTGAAGCATTATCCAATATCGTTACTGATACGATGCTAGACATGCAAGCAGCAATTAGAACCGCTAAAGAAAACTTTAATGATACTTACTTGCAGACATTAGAAGCAGTCAGAAGTGACGTAAGCAAAGGAATGTTAGATGGCAACAATCGCGAAGCAATCATAAAGCGAGTATCAGATACATTCTTACAAGACGGATTTACTTCGTTTAAGACTGTAGATGGTAAGCAGTTACCTTTGGACTTCTACTCACGTACAGTGGTCAGAACGAAAATGAGGACAGCAACGAATCATGGTCATTTAACTAGATATGAAGAAGCAGGTGTCAATCTCGTAACAATAACAGGCAGAGAGCCTACCTGTGGTATATGTGCTAGGTATCGCAATCATGTATTCAGTATTGACGGAGAAGATAAAAGGTTTTCACATATCAATGTATACGAACTATTTCCATTACATCCAAATTGCGAATGTCGTATAAGACCATTTGTAATTGAATATAAAAGTCAGTCTGAAATCAATAAAGCTATTGTTAAAGCGAAGTCTTTTAATCCTGATATTGATCCAAGAGCACAGAAACAAAAAGATGCATACAAGCAAGACCGGGATAAGAAACGTATCGCAAGACAAGAAGATAAGCACTACATAAAGATGAAAGCGATATTAGGTGATAAAGCGCCAAAGAATATTGGTGCATATCGAAATATCAAGCGTAATAATCCGAGTAAGTTTGAAGCATTACGACAACAAATGAAAGGTGTTGTTAAAGATGAAAACAGTAAAACTGGATAGTTATAAAAAGTTTACACCTCAAAATTTAGCAGATGAATTGCAAAATGCGATTGATGAGTATGATGTCGAGGATGTCATCATCATTTATAGAGGTAAGGAAAAGAACATTGGTTTAATGCTTTCAGATATAACTAAGACCGAAGCTGTTGGGATGTTAGAGATGACCAAGATGAGAATATTTAATTACTAAAAGGAGTGAGTGAAATGGAACAGCATGATAAAATTTATGATTTAACAACTGTAGTAGATGTCGAAATTACCAAATTTGTGAATGAAGCATTTGATTTAGCGGTATCTAAAGCGAAGAACGTACACCAATTAAAGCAATATGATTTACATAGTGCAGTTGGTTCAAGAGAAATGAATGTACCTAGCGAAATTAATGAATGGTTATGGTGTGAAGCTGATACAAGATTTAAACGAAAAATATTTAATTACATCGCTGAATTGCCTGTTAAGTAATTATCCGTCCTAGACATGACGTTAAAAGGTCTCTTTATTATGGATAGCTTTAAAACTCACGTCCAGAAAGGAATAGTGATCACTTAAGTATCTCGATGGTGGTGGATACCACTCGACCTGTCGAAAGTCGCAAAAAGTCGAAACGTTTGTACAAACGTATTGTACTATCCTAACGCTGTCGTTCAGCGAATAAAAACGAGAAGGAGAAATAGTATGAGACGAAAATTTTTAGAGGACTTAGGACTTGAAGTAGAAACGATTAATGAAATCATGAAAGAACATGGTAAAACTGTAGGTCGTAAAGACACTCAGATTGATGAGCTTGAAAAAGATTTAGAGAATCGTGATAAGCAGTTAAAAGACTTAGAGAGCAATCCAAAGATTGACCCTGAATTGCAGAAGAAAGTGAATGAGTACAGCGAAGAGAATAAAAAATTAAAAGATGAGCGCCGAGATATCATTCTAAATGCTGCAATTGAAGTCGCAACTGCTAAAGATGCACATAATCCTAAAGCTGTTCTTAAATTAATTGATCGTGAATCTCTTGAAGTCCAAGAAGACGGAACTATTAAAGGTTTAGATGAAGCTATCAGTTCATTAAGAGAAACAGATAGTTATTTATTTACACCTACTAATAGTGACGAGACACCACCAGGTAACAATGATAGTGATAAGCAAGATGGTATTAAGCCACCTAACAACCTTAATCCTGGAGGACAACAAGGAAATGGTGGTAAAGACCCAGACCCAAGTGAACTTGGAAAATCGATGGCCGATAAATTACTCGGTAAAAAAGAATAAGGAGGAAGTTAAATGTTTAACCCTAGAAAAGTAGACAGCTTCAAAAAAGCACCAGAATTCTTACGTGATGCAAAAAACGTGGAATACACTGTAGGCAACGTGTTATTAGATGGTTCTAAATTCTCGACAGATACAGTTGTAAAAGCCGGAACTGCAGTTTTTAGAAATGCAGAGTCAAACAAGTTTGAATTGGTTCAAGAATTGACACCAGAAACAATGTCAGGTGCGGTATTAACTGCTAATGATGTAAAAGTATTTGCGAAAGAAGATGCTTTAGCACCTGCAGTACGTGAAGCATCAGTTATTAAAGAACGTACAACAGGAGTTACAGACAACTTTATCAAAGCGACTATCGGACGTTTCCACTTCGATGTCTAATAAAAAATAGGAGGAATTAATAGATGTTAGAAATTAAAGAATTTAACGATGCCACACTACAAGCATTTGTACGTGAAGCAGATAATAGAAATACAAATAACTATCCATTAGCAGAAGCATTCCCACAGGAAGTTACTTATGACATTAATGCGATTTACAATGTTGTATCTGATACTGTGCGTGCAGCTGCATCTATCACAGGTTTTAATAGCGGAGCGCCATTACGTTCGAAAGGCGAAGGCGAAAAAGCAATGATTGAATTAACAAAGATTCAACATGGTTATTACTTAGATGAGGTTGAGTTATTACAATTCAACAAACCACGTGATCCACAAGAGCGACAAGCAGTAATCGAGAAAGTATTCTTAAAGATTGCTGACTTATCTTATGGTGTTGATGATATTAAAGAGTTTTTACGTGCCGGACTAACATATCGCGGAGAGTTTAAATATTCAAATCCGGTAGATAAAATTGAAATCAATGTGAAGTTAAAGCGTCCATCAGAAAATGATATTAAAATCACTAACAAATGGAATACACCTGAAGGTACTCCAATTGCTGATTTAGTAAGTGCAGTAGAACAGTATCAAAAAACAAATGGTAACAAAAAACCTGATTACATTGTTATGAACTCGAAGACATTCTCAGCATTCAAACGTAATCCGGAACTAAAAGGTCAAATCTATGGTAACTCTACAGATACTCGTATTGTCCGAGATGCAAGTATCAATGAGTTGTTTACTGAATTAGGTTTACCACAAATTCAGATTGATGATAATATCACTGGTATCGAGCAATTAGACGGTACTGTAAAAGTGCATCAAAACTTAGAAGATGGAAAAGTAGTACTTCGTGCAGCTCAATTAGGTAAAACATTTACTGGTCCTTCAGTTGAAAATAACTATGTCCCAGGTAAATATGTTCAGACTGTTATCGAAAAAGATCCATCAAGCGAAAAAACAATCGTTGGAGAGGTTGCTATTCCTGCATTACAAGCAATCAACTCAACAGTATTAATGACTGTACTTTAATTAGTGCAGTCTTATTTATTAAATAATAGGAGGACTTAAAGATGCCAAAAGTATATGTAGATAAAGGTACTGTCATTCATAAAGGACAAGCTTATTTTAGACAGTCTTTAGACCTTACTCAAGAAGAGTATGAGAATGTAAAAGACTTAGTGACAATTGAAGATGCAACTGAAACAACTGAAAAATCTTATAAAGATTTAGATGTAGAAGAACTGAAAGCACTAGTCGAAGAAAAAGGCCTTGAAGTTGTTGCTACAGGTAAAAATGGAGCAGTAAAAGCTGACTACGTGAAAGCATTAGAAGAAGCAGCAGAATAATGTAAAGGTGTGATGTTATGGAAACATTGGAACAACATCAATCATTAATCGATGGCACAGTGGCATACATGAACATCATGCCATTACCTGATTATATTAATGAAGTACCAAGTGAAGACTTACCGAAGTATTTATTTTCGGCCATTCAAGATATTAAGGATTACTTTCCTGGCATCGAGTTAACGCCGAGAATGGTTTATCTGCAACTTGATTACAAGTTAGAAGCGGAAGAAGAAGGCTTTGGAGTGCTTAAGCGCCATAACGTTGAAGACTATACAGTTAAAGATGTTAAAGTCGTATTCAATCATGAAAAGCTATCTCCATCACTACTAGCGATTATAGACGGAATACTAACTGAGGAACGAAAGACTTCCTTAGGTAGAACAGGGAGGTTGATATAATGAGACCTCCAATGAATCAAAGAGTTTTAGTCAATAAAGCGATTTTGAATGAACATGGTATACCTACGACTGATAAATACGGAAGGCCTTTAACGAAAAGAGTAGAGTCTAAAGCGCGTGTCAGACGTAAGTCTAACTTGATAATTACAGCAACTGGTACTGAAACAAATACGAATATCGAGATTGATGTACCTTCTCAAATGATTGTCAAAGAAGGAGAAGAAATCAGTTATATCGATATGGATGGTAACGATGGTACAGGTAAAGTTATCTCTTACGAGGAAGCAACTAACGTTACAGGTTCACGCGTTCTATTTAGGACGGTGTTTGTTGATGGCCGATGAGTATTTCAAATTTGAATTTGATGATAATTACAAAGAACTGCAAAGTTACTTCAAAAAGTTTGATGAACGCTTTACTAAGATCGTTATTCAGGAACTCGGTAAGTTTGGATTAAGAGTAGAGGAAGTAGCAAAAGCACTTGCTCCACGTGATTCAGGAGACTTAGAAGACTCAATAAATACTTCTAAAGTAATAGTTGAAGGTAAAACATTCTCGATTACCATAGGTACTAACATGAAATACGCTCTAAGAGTTCATGAGCAGCCAGAAAGTAAAGGTGTTAGACCTAAATATCAAAGAGGTGTTAAGTATCCTGAATACTATAAGAATGGGCGTGGGGAAAACACTCGTAATAAACCTGATGTAAACGGATATAAGCCAGGAAGAAAGTATCTTACTAATGCAGTTAAAGTTACTGAAGACGACTGGAATATAATGTGCGAAAGAATTCTCGCGCGAGTATTGGAGGGTTAGACTGATGATACAAGAGTCAATCATGAATCTGTTAAGAGAAAATATAGCTGGGCTTACTTGGTCGGTCGACTACCGTACGTTGGGCGATAATACAGGTACAGTATATTCAGACGGTGGAGAAAAGCCTGGTATCTACGATGATGAAATGAAATATCCGCACTATCAAATCTATATCAGATCAAGTGATTTTGATAGGTGCAGAGTCATAGCTTTTAAAGTCTATGCATTGCTCCATAAGAAGAGCGATTGGTTAATTAACGAGCAAAACAATGTAATACATGTTTACTTCATTGAAGCGTTGTCTGAACCACTTAGGATAGGTGTAGAGGACAATGTCATGGAGTATAGCATTAACTTTAGAACAACTTTAAGAATAGAAAACTAAAGCATATTTAGACATCTGAAACGATGTCTATTTTTTATGCATAAAAACAGGAGGAATAAATTATATGAATGCATTTGATAAAAGTATCATGTTCGGTATGGCTGATTTTAAATTGACAGGTACAGACAGCAAAGTTCTCAACTTTGATGGTAAAGCAACCGGAGATGGTACTAGTTTCTTACAAACAGAAGGTGGGGTTCTTACTATTGAACCTAAGTTTAAAGAAATTCAGTTTGAAGATACTGGTGAAAACGATATCGACAATCGAGTTGTCGGTTGGGAAGTAAAAGTTAAAATGACTGTATCTCAAGAAACTCTAGAATTGATTCAATTGGCGATGGCCGGTGCACATGCTATTAAGGATAGTGCAGGGTCAAAATTGATCGGGATTACAGATGGTCCACTAGGTTCATCTAACCGAGATCGTGGAGTAAAAATGGAAATCCACCCACGCCAATTGCCAGTTGAAGATAAATCAATGGACATCGTTATCTATAAAGTTGCATCTACATCAGGATTTGAACGAGCATTTAAAAATGAACAAGGTAAATTTGATTTAGAATTCGTAGCTTATCCTAAAGATAACTTTGATATGAGTCAACCAAACAACTTCTTCCAAATCGGACAAGCTACAGTTTAATAAAAAATAGCCCTACTTATGCTAGTAGGGTTATTTCTATATTTATTTAAATAATTAATTGAAAAGAGGAATAAAACATGACAAACGAAGTAAAAGTATTAATCACTCAATACGTTGAGGAAAAAGGTGTATTAAAAGACGATAGTAAAAAAGAAGTAGTAATCAAAGCGATGCGACCATATCAGTTCTTTGCAATTACTAAAGTTTTAAAAACGTTAATCAATGAATTAAATGCTGATGAAAATATCAACGGTGCTTTAGTAGGATTATTCGATACTGTAGAAGAAGGTATGGATACTAAAGACTTATTAAGTGCATTATCTGCTCAATTTGTTAAAGATTCAGCTGGATCAATCGGATTATTATTAGAGGTTGCTCCTGAAAGTGCTTTAGAACTGATTTCAATCTTATCTGATGTGCATCCTGATCAATTGAAACTTCAAGAGATGGATACATTCTTTGATGTAGTAGATGCAATTGCAGAAGTTAATGATTTAGCTAAGGTTGTTGAACGTGTAAAAAAGTCTACGAAAAGTTTTCAGAAGAGTCTCAAATGGGGCGAGAAAGTTACTCAAGCGACTCTAAGTCCAGTGAACTAAGTGGTTATGAGCTTGAAGATGCTCTCGTATATAAGCTGGCGCATAAATTAGGTGGAAGGTCAGAAATCATTGATATGCCACTTGAAGAAGCGTTAGCTTATTTAATTATCATTATTGAACAGGAAGAGCAACAAGCAGAAGCGAAGAAGTGGGATTTATATATGAATCACTTATCACGTATTAATGCGAACCCTGCACATAACGATAAAGAATCGAAACGGAGATATGAATTCATTGAAACCATAAATCCTATGAAAGAAAATAAAACGCTAGAAATGCCTAAAGAATTAGAGTGGAATTTCGAGCAGCTTGAACAATTAAAAGCATTACAAACTTAATTAATTATTTAAATGAATATATAAGGAAAGGAGGATAATATGGCTAACATACAAGAAATAGGCACTAAATTTACGATGTCTGTAGATGGGATGTTGAATAAGTTCAAGTTACTTGAACAGAACTTTGATAATTTGCCAAAGGTGGCCGAAAAATCAACAAAGCGTATGGATAAAGCATTTGGTGCTATAGATGATTCACTTAAGACATTTGACAAACGTTTATCTGAAACGGGTAAAGATTTCGACACTAAGAAGTTGCAGTCTGAATTGCAAAAGGCTCAAAAGGAATTTAAAGATACAGGTAACATCAATAAAGAGACGATGCAATCACTTCAAAAGGAAATTAAGAGTGTTGATTGGAAGTCTTTAGATGCAAATTCACGTGATACATTTAAAACTGTTATTCGTAATGTTAACAGTGTAGAGCGCAATATGAATAAGCTGAATGATGTTAAGTTTCTTGAAGGGCTACCTGATGATGCGAAAGAAGCAGGTAAGCATTTACTAGCACTACAAAAAGATGTTGAGAAGACAAGTAAATCACTTGAGAAAACAGATGATAAGGTTGATTTTAACAAGCTCAATAGTGAGCTCAATAAAGCTAAAAAAGAATTACAATCAACTGGTAAGGTTGCAGATAACACACTTGATCAGATAAATAAGGATATTAAAGATGTTGATTTTGAATCGATGTCTATGAGTGCTAATGTAGCATTCGGTAAGGTTGAAGAACGTGCTGAACAACTCGATAGAAAACTTAGGAACGTTGGAGATGATGTTAATCTATCTAATTCTACTAAAAACATTTCTAAGGACATTGATGGCGCAACAGGTTCGGTTGGTGGCTTGAAAGGTGCATTTAAAGGATTAGGACCTGTTATTGGAGGCGCATTAGCTACTGTAAGCATAACGGAATTTACAAAGAAGATAGTTGAATCTACTGCTGAAATTGAAGCGTTAAACTCTCAGTATGAACAAGTAATGGGCAAAATGAAGAACACAACTGATAAGTATCTTGGAGAGATGGCTCAGAAGTATAATGTGCATCCTAACGAATTAAAGAAGTCTATGCTACAGTATCAAGCGATACTTAAATCAAAAGGGTTAAATGAACAAGATGCATATGAAACTTCTAAAATGTGGTTAGAACGTACTGTCGACGGTTCAGCATTTGCTAATGAATCAATGGAAGAGTCAACAGGACGTATGATGGCTGTTATTAAAGGTGAATACGATTCTGCAGACACAGTTATGATTAATTTGTCTCAAACAATGCTTAATGATAAAGCTCAAGAAAAATACGGTAAGAAATGGGAGCAGTTAAGTGTTACTCAACAGGAACAGCTAAAAGTACAAGAATCAATAAGACAACATACTTCAGCTGGTGTACTTGGTCAGGGTGTAAAAGAAGCGGATAGCTATGAAAAGAACTTAGCTCAATTGAAGAACACCTGGAAAGACTTTCTTGCTTCTTATGGTGGACCTGCGCTAGATATCGCTAATAAAGGTTTGAAAGGCGGTATCAAAATCATTGAAGGTATGGCTAAAGGGTTTAGTACTATCGGTAAATTGATTAAGGAACTAACTGGTGGTAAACAAGTTAACATACTTCAAAAGCTAGGTTTTAGTAACGGAGAAGCAAATAACATCATAAATTGGTTCAATACGTTAAAACAACAATTGTCAATTGCAGGACGGGCTATAAGTGACTTCGTCAAAGATGGTTTCGGTAAAATCAAAGCGTTTTTTACTGGACCTGATGGGCAACAGATTATGCAAGCTTACAAAAATATATTTAACGGATTGCTAGCTGTCGTGAAATTTGTTATGCCAGTAGTTCTGTATATAGTTAAAGATATATTTGGAAACATAACAGGTTTCTTAAAAGGGTTGTTTCAGTGGTGGAAAGGCTTATTACAAGTCTTTGCAGGTCTATTTACAGGTGATTGGAAGAAGATGTGGGAAGGTGTCAAAAATCTATTTTTTGGCGCAATAAAGATGATATGGAATGGTGTCCAATTATTATTCTATGGAAAACTGCTTAAAGGCGGTTTAGCCTTTGCTAAATTATTTGCAGGCAGCTTTAAATCCATGTGGCAAGGTATCCTCAATTTATTTAAGAAATTCGGTAAATTTATATGGGATACTTCAACAAAAGTATCTAAAAACGTCATTGGTGCTTTCAAGAATCTGTGGACAGGTTCAATGAATATCATAAAGAATTTAAAATCAGGACTTTATAATTCTTGGGTGGCAATAAAGAAAACAACGGTTGATGCAGCGGTTGGATTAAAAGACGGTGTCGTTGGTGCATTTAAAAACACTTGGAATGGTATAAAAGGTTGGATTAAATCGATTAAAGATGGCGTAATCGGTATGAAAGATTCCGTCATTGAAACAGGTAAAAAGATGGCATCTGGTCTAAAGGATAAAGTCGTTGGTGGACTAAATTCCATGATTGATGGCGTAAACTGGGTAGCTGATAAATTAGGGATGGGTAAACCATTATCTAAGATCAAGTATTCTCGTGGTACAGATGGTCATCCTGAAGATGGTTGGGCAACTGTAGGAGATAAAGGTCCAGGTAACGGAAAAGGCACAAGAGAAATTGTTCAATTCCCAAACGGACGCACAGCATTATTCGAGAAAGAAACAACGTTCTGGATGCCTAAAGGAACACATGTATATAGCAACCAAGAAACAGAACCTATTTTAGATAATATGCAATATTATTCTAAAGGAACTAAGAAAGACAGTAGCTTTGGTATGGGCATGCTCGTTAAAGCGACTAGTAATGCAGTTACGAGTTCAACTAAACTATTTGGTGCAAAGAATACTAGGAAGGCACTTGATTATACTGCTGAAAAAGGTGCAGAAGTTGAGAAAGCGACTAGAGCTGGTGCAGAAATCGCTGGAGACATTATGGATTACATTGAAAATCCTAGTAAATTAGTAGATCTTGCGATGAAAAAATTCGGAGTAGACTTTAGTGGAATCTCTGGATTACCTGGCGAAATGATGTTAAGTGCTTATAAGAAGCTAAAAGACCAAACTGTAAAGTTAGTTACAGGTTGGATAGATGAAGCAACAGGTGGTAATGCAGACGGTACTGAAATTCTTGGATGGCCAATGACAACACCATATAGTCCTAACGCAGCAGTGCCAGGATATCCTACTTCTTTCAATGGTGGACGACACTATGGTATCGACTTAGGTATACCATCAGGAACTACTATTCATGCGCCAACTAGTGGAACAGTTGAACAACAAAGTAACTATGGTGGTGGTATGGTAGCGCGTTTACTATCCGGGAAAATTGCGCAATACTTCCTGCATTTAAGCAAAGTATTGAAGACCGGACCAGTTCAGCAGGGCGACGCGATTGCGAAGTCAGGTAATAGTGGAGCTTGGACTACAGGCGCCCATTTGCATTATCAAGTAGAAAGTCCTGCATCTGCAGAGCTTACTAACGCTAACACACTAGATCCTGTTAAGTTCTTGAAAGGGAATGGTAGAGGTGGTGCCGGAATACTTAAAGGTGTTTCAGCGCCTGGTAATATTTCAAACTGGATTTCAAGTGCTATTAAAAGAACAGGTGTACCATCATCCTGGGCTCCGTATCTTAAAACTATTGCTAAATATGAATCCGGTTTTAATCCTGCAGCTGTTCAAAATGGTTATGTTGATGTTAATACAGGTGGAAACGAAGCGCGTGGATTAATGCAGGTAACTCCTCAAACATACAGAGGTTTGATGGGAACAACTGAAGGTATGATGAATCCTATTAATAACATTACTGCTTCAATCAAATGGATTAAGTCTCGTTACGGAACAGTAACTAACATTCCGGGTATGGCATCAGGTACATGGCGCGGTGGCTATGCAAATGGTGGTATCATTCCTAAAGATTCCATTTATCGTGGAGGAGAAGAAGGTAAAGAGGTTGTAATTCCTACTGTCCCTAAGCGTAAAAAACGAGCGAATGAGTTAATCGCTTTAGCTGACAGAATGGTCAATGGAAAGCCTAAGCGATATGCTAGAGGTACTAAAAAACCATCTACTCATAAAGTAAAATGGGGAGATACGCTATGGGATATTAGCCGTAAAAATGGTACTACAGTAAAAGCGCTGCAATTATTAAATGGTATTAAAAATCATTTAATCTATCCTGGTCAGATTATTAAATTAACAGGTGCTATTACAGGGTTAAAAAAGAATGTATCACAACAATCAAAGACGCATAAAGCAACAGTACAGGCATTAAGTAAAGCTCAAAGAATGTACAATACGGGTAGTACCATCGCTAAACGAGGTAAAACGAGCGGTAAAGTTACTGGTAAAGAAGATATTGCTATCGGTAACTTAATTATGGCCAACATGAAAAATATTGGTAAGTTGCCTGTCGAGAAGATGCAAGCTAATCTTAATGCAATTAACAAGAAGATAAATTCAGTCATTGCAGCAAATGAAGGTAAGATAGCAACTCTAAATAATAAGATTGTAAAATCTTCTAAGTCTGCTGAAATTAAAGGTGCAAGCAGAGAGATACAAAACCGTAAGAATAATATCGCTACACTCAATAGTAAGATTAAAAAGACTTCAAACAAAAAACTTATTGCTAAATATAAGAAAGATATCAAAGCGCATCAACGAAAAATAAGTTCGCTTGAAAATAAAATTAAACGTGCTACTAATAACAAAGTAGCAAACAATGCAAGAAGTGATATTGCTGCATATCAAGCACAAATCAACAGTTTGAAGAAGTTGAAACAAAGCGAAGTATTGAAAACTAATTTTCTTAATAGTTTAGTCAAACAGAAACAACGACTACAGAATCAACTTAACAAGAAAAATCAAGAGCGCAATGCATTAACAGAAGCGAAAATGTCGTTTAGAGATAGTATGAGAAATTCTTATCGTGGATATGCAGGCTTTGAAGCGGCAAAAGGTAATACATCAAGAGACTTTATAGCATTTATGAAGTATCGACTTAACAGAATGAAGAAGTTTGCTGCTAATGTTTCTAAGTTAAGAAAGATGGGATTAGATCCTACAATCTTAAGAGAAATTCTTGCAGGTGGTATCGAGTCGGCTATACCTCGTGTAGAAACTTTAGTCGGTGGAGGTAAGAAGAATGTTCTTGAAATTAATAAGTTACAGAAACAAGTAATTAGCTATGTTAACAATCTTTCAAATGAACATTCTCGCTTTGGTTACGATAACGAAATTAAAGCTAAAGATAAAGAAGTTGCATCAATCAAGAAACAACAGACATCTTTGCAAAGTCGAGCAACTAGCTATTTGACTGCTAAACCTAAAACAAAACCTAAAGCAAAACCTAAAGCAAAACCTAAAGCACCTGCTAAGAAGACTGTAGCATCAAAGGTTAAATCCAAGGTAACACCTAAAGCAAAACCTAAAAAAACAAGAACTCATAACATTAAATGGGGCGATACATTAGGTGGAATTGCAGCAAAATATCATACATCTGTATCTGCTATCAAGAAATTGAATGGTTTAAAATCAGATATGATTTACGCTGGAAGAAAGCTTAAGATACCAGGATATGCTAAGGGTGGTATTGTAAATATCCCCCAAATAGCATGGATTGCCGAGGGTGGCTTTGCAGAATCGATTATCAGTCATGATCCATCGCAACGTGTTCAACAGCAGAAGATATGGAAAGATACTGGGGATAAGCTTGGATTCACTAAAGATGAGGAATTAATTAAACGTATATTACAACTTATGCAAGAAAATAATGAATGGCAACGTAAAATAGCATCGAAAGAACAGATCCTACAAATGAACGATCAGCAGATTGGAAAAATAGTTTCAAAGCATGTGGAAAGTGAGATGGTTGCTAAACAACAATTGAGAAATAGAGGTGTTAGTTATGGCGGATAGATTAAGTGCAAGCTTTAATATTTATAACGATAACAGCTATTTAAACGGTCTCGAGATCTATGATTATCAATTCCCTATTCCTGAATTAAAAGAAATAAGAGAATCAGTTCCTTTTATGGATGGTGACTATGATTTCACACTCATGTATGGTGCTCCTGTATACCATAATAGGACAATAATTATAAATGCTAGAACTTATATTAATAACTACAAAGAGAAAGTTAATTACCTTACCATGCTTAGCAGGTGGCTGATAGGAAAACCAATTGACACGTTCAAGTGTGATTTTGCTGAAAACCTAGAATATTATATGAAATGTATTTTAATTGAGCCTAAGTTTACTGCAATAGGTATAGATTTTAGGATTGTTTTTGAAGGTAAACCTAGATGTAAAAATCTTATAACTAATGAGATGGTGATTTAATGTATAAAATTGATATCTTTCAACCTGAACAATCTAACATATATACGATTTTAGATACTATAAACAGTATTGCAGAAATCACAAGTGCAACTTTAAGAAAAGAAGAACATAATATCGATTCAATGAGTGTAGAACTTTTACACTCTTTTTTAATGAATAATTATTTTGTTATTAAACCATTTAAAACGTTATGTCGTGTCATTAACATGAAGACTAATAAAATAGAGTTTAATGGGAGGGTGCTTACTCCAGAGTCAGATATGTCGGACTCCGGAAGTTTTACACATGATTTAGTATTTGAAGGGGCAGAATCATTTTTAAAAGATAGTATGCAAGAATATTCTTTTCATTTTGACAAAAATCCTATCGACAACTTAAAGACAGTTATTAATAAGCATAATAATGAATTGAAAAGTGAACCATATAAACATTTTCGTGTAGGAAACGTTACTGTGGAAAAAAACGTTATAAAAAATGATGGAGAATATCGAGAAGAAGAGAAATATTTTAAAAGCTGGGAAGATAAAGATACTTATCAAACGCTACATGAAGATTTAAAAGGTAAATATGGCGGAACTTTTGTGTTTGAGTACACTAGCGGTCCAACAATTATACATTGGCTAAAAGAAACTGGTGAAACGAAAGATTCAGAAATTAGAGTTGGTAAGAATATCAAAACTATACAAAAGAAGCTTGATGCTTCTAATGTCATAACTCGTCTTAAACCTCTGGGAGCAACTAGTGAAACTGCTAACGGAGATGAAACGAAATTGACAATAGCAGAGATAAACAAAGGGAATCCGTACATTGACATCCCGAACTTGATTTCGTTATATGGTATACAGTCAGGAGTAGTAGATTTTCCTGATAAGTACACGCCAGAAACTTTAAAAGAAGCCGCTAATGAGTGGATAAAAGAACAATCCAAGGAAGTTGCTAGAATATCCATAAATTTAAATGCTTTAGACTTATCACTGTTAGGTTTAGATCCAGAAGCATACGATATTTTTAATAAACACAGAGTTGTTTGTGAACCGTTAAATATCGATAACTATTTAAAAATAATAGGCATAACTATCGACTTAATGAATCCTCAAAGTAAAGAAATTCTTATAGGAGATAGAGAACTTACTTATGCAGATATGCAACTTGAACAAACATATAAGCATGCCACTAAAATTGTTAACAACATAGTGCCAACAGTTATTAATCAGACTGTTCCAAGTATCATCGATAAACAGACGGGTGGCACTAACAGGGATGTAATGATTTTAAATGATTACAAAATAACATTTGAAGATTTAAAATTGCATCAAAGCAACTTATTAGATGAAGCAAATCAATTATTAAGCAGTGAATATTTGATTGATAAGGAAGTAAGAGCAGATTTATTATTAAAGGTGCAAAATATTGAATCACTAAGTAACAGTATTAAGGACATTTTTGAAAGTATTGACGAAAAATTAATTAATACCAATACGTTACTTAATCTACAGAATAAAATAAACGATTTCCGATTATCTCTTAAGTCATTAGTTACATCAAAAGAAGCCGCTAAAAACTCATTATTGAAACGACTACAAACACTTCAATCGCAATACACAGAAGAAAAGTGGAACGATACGTTAGAACAGTTAGTCTCAATTGCTGATGGATTAGAGCGTGATGAAAATGGTCGTGTCACAGGTAAGATAGATACGACAGAACAAATCAATAAAGTATTACAAGACGTGAAAGAAGACTATCTTAAGGACACTGTTCAACGTACAGAATACACAACCGACAAAGAAGGAATCGTTAATAAGATAGACGAAACTAAGTCTGAAGTACTGAAAGAAAGTAATCAGATAGCTCAATCTGTATCAAAGAAAGTCTATGACAACGAAAGTAAGACATTGAACCAAACATTATCTCAATACATCAACAGTATCTCAACAGGTCATCAATTCACTTATGATGAGAACGGTAATATATCAAGTTTTGGTATAGGTTCAAGTGGTATCAAATTAAATGGTAAAGTAATCGACTTGAATGAGGGAGATTTAACCATACAGAATGGTATCACTACTATCAAAGATGCTTATATCGATAAGTTATTCAGTAAGCAAGCAACTATTAACTATCTTAACTCTATCGACATTACAGCGAAAAGGTTGCAAGCGAAGGATAATTTATCAAGTGTCAACATAGAGAATGGATCACTGACTTTAAATCGAAGCAATGGAACTAGAATGGACGTAGGTATAGATGGTATTCAGATGTTCAATTCAAGTGGTTCCGTAAGATTCAGCTTAACACCAACATTAGTAACGACTTCAGCAGTAGGAACTTCTGTTAGCAACGTTTATTTAGGTGCAGCATCTACAGGGGAAGCACGTATCGTTGATATGAATGGTATACCGGGTGATGGTGCGATAGGCAGTTATTATTATAGACCACTGAGAACACTCGCTATTAAATTCCCTTTGAAATCGAACGGATATATAGGAATAGATTTAGATGAATTAAGAATCATGTCGGATGGTTTAAATGATGGTGGTTACAAAGATGTTCGTGCAGCAGGGTTTATTGGCAACACTTTAGATGTAAACACCTATGCTAATGGAACGCACTTGTATTTAAGACCCTCAAGTGGAGGGGAAGTAAAAGTAACAGCTCCTAACACAACAGAAACGTTCAGACCTATTCGCGCTTCTGCGTTTAACAACGGTTCATATATAGGATTTAAGAAAGATATTGAACATTGGGATTACGATGCTTTATCAGTCATCAAGAATGATTTAGACATTATGCAATATAGACTTAAAGATGATGAAACACAAAGGCTGAGACGTGGTGTCATCGTTGGTGGGACATCAAGTACACCAGTTGAATTTATCAATGATGACGGAGTAGATTTATATGAAATGACGAGTTGGGCTTTGCGTGGGGTACAACAAGTAGCTTTAGAGAACGATAAACTAAAAAGTGATGACGAAGCATTAAAGAATAAGTTGAGCGACCTAGAAAACAGATTAAAAATATTGGAGGATAAGTTAAATGGATAATAATAATCAACCACAACGTAATTTAGAAAAAGAAGTGTCATTGCTACAACAACAACTTATGATGGCATTATCTGATAAAGTGATGATTCAAGCTATGCTTGATGATGCTTTAGAAGAATTAGATCAAATTAAAAACGGTAATCAAGAAGTTGCAGGATAATCTGTAGCTTCTTTTTTATAAAAAAATGGAGGGTAGTATAGATGGATATTAATAGCATTAGAACGAAATACAATTTTCACAAATATATTACACTTAAACAGAAAGACAATACATCTGATATTGAGCTAGTTCTTTGTAACTCAAATGGTCAGAAGTTTACCGAACTTAATAGTAATTGCACAATTACTTTGCTAGATATTGTTGATCGCGTAGTTAGAGCAAGAATTTTAAATGTTCCCATAAGAAATGGAGAGGTTAGTTTTAAAGTAACACAACATCTTAAAAGTAACAGACATAACTTAGAAATTACTCTTGACGATGGCAGGAAATTCCCTTCAGATGGTGACTTTACAGTAAATGTAGGCAGCACACATGATAATGTAGAACTTAATCTTGTGCAAAGTATCAGCAAAGAACAGGTAATCGAGAAAATAAGTAATGATGTGAAAGCGAGTGTTACAACTGTAGCAACTGATTACTTAAGGAATAATGCTATTTTATTTAAGGGAGAGGTTGGACCTAGAGGAGAAATAGGGCTGACAGGTAAGCAAGGTATTCAAGGACCACAAGGTGTGCAAGGTGATCCATTTACTTACGACGACTTTACAGAAGAACAGTTAGCGTTGTTGAAAGGTCCTAAAGGCGATAAGGGAGATAAAGGAGATAAAGGGGAAGCAGGACCTAAAGGTGACAAAGGCGAAAAGGGCGACAAAGGTGATGTAGGACCAATCGGTCCTATTGGTCCACAAGGTGTCAAAGGAGAACAAGGCATTCAAGGTGAAAGAGGATTAAAGGGCGACAAAGGTGATAAAGGTGACAAAGGCGACGACTTAAAAATCGATGGCGTTGTATCTTCTACTGACCAATTACCAGAAGGCACTACGGCGAGCAATTACATTGTAGGCGATGATTTATACTTCAGAGTTGAAGGACAGTCGAAATGGCAAAAGGGATTGAAACTTAAGAGCGAAGTTACTTTAAAGAGTGATGGATATTTTTATATAGATGATGTGAACACAGGCGTAAGTATGACTAACTATAAACCGATATGGTACGAAGCACCTTTGATTAATGGATGGACAGGCCAAGTAAGGTATACAAAAGATATATATAATAATGTTACAGTAACTTTTTGGATTAAAGCGTCCAAATCAATAGCTAACGGAACATTAATCGCTACATTTCCAAAAGAATTCAGTGCTGCATATTATGTTGGAATTCCTACCTACTGTGCATCAGACTATTCCACAGACAATTTTATACTTTGTAGAAATGACGGAATTGGAGTAGCTAAAACTTTGATAACAGGTTACGAATATACAGGTCAAATAAATTACAAGGTGGTGTAGTTATGAAACAATTCTACTTATATGATGAAGATAAATTGTTTGCAGGAATAGAAATTCGTGGCAGACAGTATGACGAGGGTATGAAGGAAATTGATTATGAAGATGGTACCTTTATTAGACCAAAAGATGGTATGTATAAAGCAAAATTCGATGGCACTAAATGGATTGAAACAATTACTGATGAAGAACTCGAAGAATTAAATAAGGTTACTATTGAACCTACTTTGAAAGATAGGCTTGATACATTAGAGGGTGCAGTCGTTGAAATTATGGAAACGACCTTATAGCACCTTTTTATTATGTATAGAGATAAATAAAGGAGGTGAGAATATGATGGCATTATTAGTAGCAAACAGAATTATCGCAGGTAAATATGAGTTCAAACGTTGTCCTGAAGTTTTGAAAGCACAGGTTAAAGAAATTTTAGTTGAGGCAGGTTTACCTGAATTAGCTGAATAATAATATCAAGAGCGTGCTATACGCTCTTTTTTAGTTAATAAATAAGGGAGAGTGAAAAATGCAATTAGATCAGGGAGATTTAATGTTATGGTTTATTACTGTAGTTATACCTTTAGCTTTAACAGTATTAGGCGTATATCAAAAGACGAGTAGTGATAAGCAGAAACATGAAGGCAGAATGGTATTGATTGAAGCAGAAGTGAAAAGTAACAAAGAAGATATTTCAGAATTAAAAACTGATTTCACTTCTTACAAAGCTGAAATATCAGAAGATATTAAGAAAATCGGAGAAGATTTAAAGTTGCTGCATACGTTAACGACAGAAAATAAACACATTTCAAAGACTTTAGAAAAAATTGAAAAGAAATTAAATATTTAAGAACATCTCGATGAGGTGTTCTTTTTATATGGAGGTAAACAGATGAATAAAGAACTACAGTTAGCTTTGACACGTTTAGTCGTGCTATTAATTGCATTAATCAATTCTGCTCTAGCGCATTATGGAAAGCCATTAATTAAAAGTGATGAAACTTTTATCTACCAAACATTAAGTGACTTATTCTTAATTGGATCAATTGCATGGTCTTATTGGAGAAATAATAATATCACTCGTAATGCACAACAGGCACAAGAATTTAAGAATGTATTAGATGTAGAGAAGAACAACGAAAATATGGAGGGAAAATAATATGACAAATGTAGTAAAAAGTATAGTAAATGTAAATCCGGGACCGATGAGACCTGTAGGAGTAGTGATTCATAACGATGCGGGTCCTTTAACAGGAGTAGGCTATAAATCATTTTTAGCGAACCACCCACTCGAAAATGGATTCACACACTATTATGTATCAGAAGGTAGTATCCTACTTGCACAGTATACAGACCGTATCGCATGGCATACAGGTAACCAATGGGGTAACGCTAACTTAATCGGTTTTGAAGTATGTCAGTCTATGAGTGCAAGCGATGCACAATTCCTACGTAACGAAGAAGAAACATTCAAGCTAGTTGCAGAAGTGATGGAGTCATACAATATTCCAATCAATACACAGACTGTATGGCTACACAAAGAGTTATCGTCTACAGCATGCCCACATCGTTCATGGGAGTTACATGGTCGTTCAGTAGCAAGTGTTAAGAAGTATTTCGTTGAACGTATTCAGTACTATGCGAATGGTGGTAAAGCACCTGCTAAAGCTAAAGGGTGTAAACGTATCAAACCGTGGTCAAAGACACCACATTACAAAGGAACGATTCAATATACTGCATCGTTGAGACAGCGTGCAGGTAGTGATTTCAGTAACTTTAGTTTCAACAAAGAAATTGGCACACTAAAAAAAGGCGAGACTGTCTATATCTTTGAAGAGATTCAAGATGCACAAGGTAACATATGGTGCAGAACTTACTCGCCATCGAATAATGGTTGGGTACACAAAGACACAATTAAATAACCTTAAATTAAAAAAGTGGTGTTTTTTGAATTAAGCCCTGCACTCAAATTAGAGTGTGGGGCTTTTTTATTTTACCTAAAAATAATTATGACAAAAGTCATAAAAAGTGTTGACTTATGACAAATGTCATAGTAATATATAGACATAAGGAACAGCAAACAACATTTAAAAAGGAGATTGGTTAAAATGACTAAAAAACAAATGATGGTTTCAGCTCACAAAATCGCTAAGCAAATCGTTGAATTCGTAGGAGATTACACTATCGCTTTATCACTCGCTTTAAAAGAAGTGTGGAGACAAGTTAAAACTTACAATAAAAAGCGTTTTGGCGCAGAAGCTATCTACAGTGCAGCAGCTCGTTTAACTTATCCTAAAGTCGAAACTAAAAAAGGCGAAAATGTTGATGGTGTTCCTGCTTGGATCATTCGCAAGAACTTACCGCAAAATGAAGCATATGCAGTATTAAATGAATGTTCAGGCTCAAAAGTAGTAAGAGAGACAGAGAAAGCTGTATTAGTATCATTCGATACCGAATACGGAAAAATTGAAATGTGGTCACCAAAATCAGTTTTAGTAGCATAAGGGAGGAATTACAGTGAGAGAAGAAATCCAAAAACTATTAGAAAGTGATTTATCCAGCAACAAAATAGCAACTTTGAGCGGTGTAGACCAATCAACGATTCACAGAATTAGAAAAGGCGAAAGAAGTTTAGACAATATTACTTTAGTCAAAGCTGAAAAATTATATAAAACATATAAGGAGATGGAGAAAATGAACAAACTTGAAAAAATCAGAGCAGCGTTACAAAATACAGAAGAAGGCTACTACATCGAAGAATATGAGAATCTTCAAGAGTTAATCGAACACTTTAAAGAAAATGATGAAGATTTTGATGTAGAAGATTTAAAAGATAAATCAACTTTAAAAGAACCTAAAATCAAACACGACGTTGCACTTGTTACTTTCGATAATCCAAACACTGATTTATTTGAATGGGCTTACTTAGATGAAGATGTAGAAGACATCATCAATCATCTTAGAGTATAATTCCGGCTATTTAACCGAATATTTTAATATTCGGTTAAATAGCCGGATATGTCAGTTGAATACTATACGTGGGTATGGTATCATATTATTACTGGCATAGCAGATAAGCTACAGTGATGTAGTGAAAGGCGCAGTTTGACAAACGGTCGGACAGAAATGTCTAATCTATGCACGCAACTAACATAAGTCTTGTGAGTCGGATTATATCCCGGATAGGATGTGGATGGCGAATGCTGAAGCCTGCTAGGTATAGTAGATTAATCGGCGAACGGTAAGCTGTTAGATTGGAGGTAACATAGTAAACAACTATCAATTGTTTGCGGTTATCACGACATAAAGAACTATGATGACAATTATAGTGAGTTATGGAGAATGGCGAGTACGATGATAAGGAAAGTCATAGAGGAGTGAAGCATTCTGTTATTCAAAAGGTAACGGAACTTCTGGGGAAGCACTTCTCCGGTCAAAACAATTGGGAATAGATCATATACAAAACTATGTATAACTTACACTCTAATAAGAAGCGAAAGTCTTCCCCCGTCAGAACGCGAAAGTGTCCTAATACTTCACCGTAAGGAATGAAGTGCATTATCATTTCGCAAAAGTGGTAATGTTTGATATGTGAGTAGTGCAGATGAGAGGCTTGCTACCTTTTATTTAACCAAAAGCTATCGAGTAGTGTTTGACGTAACGATTGGCTACCGTAAGTAGTCGGGCATGGCGAATACATTGGGAACAATGTGGAAAAGAAACTAAAATATACGGTTTCTAAAGGTCGCTGCATATCAGGTATATTCTCAGCCTAATATAAACACTCATTTATATTTAGTTATGACTACATTTGTAGTCTTTTTTTATGTATTTAAAAGCACCCTACAATTAAGTAGGGTGCTTGTTTGAATCATATTAATATAATATTCTTGTATTTATCATCTTACTTCGACAATAAATTTAAATTTAAGTTGCATTTTCTCATGGTTATAGCATGTTCTGACTTGAACTTCTTGATTGAATTCATCTATTTTTTCAATGACACAATCAATTTCATGTAATTGATGATCATTGTGATAGATTATAGTACACGATGAAGGCATACACGAATAGTGATGTAACTTAACATTGATTTCAATAATTTGTTCATCGCTTAATGCAGGCATATAAAAATAGTCTTGTGATTGTATCTGACGTTTTATGTCGTCATACTGTTGTGGCATAGTTGCGAATGGTGCCCATTTAATCATGCCACGACCTTTAGGTATGTTTCTTTCGAGATATTGTGAAGGTATTTTTCTGTAATCAGTTTCTTCTATTAAGTGTTCTGGAACGGTAGGGTGGTTATCGTTTAAATTGTGGGCTTTCAAAGTTATTCACCACGCAAAAATAAAATTTGTCATCTTCATTTAATTCATCGAAAAGTTCAATATCATTCATTTCTTTTAAGAAAGTTAAAGGGCTTCTTTCCTGGACTTCTTTGCTGATCAGAAAAATCATATACTTGAACTCGTCACCTAAGTTCATCTGCAGCTCTTTTAAATCATAATCATCTTTCATCTTTTCAAATTGTTCTTCATCAATTAAATCGTATACTCTCAT